CATTATCAAGATTTGTATGATCTCCCACTGACTTCATTGAGAGATTAGCTAGTCCATCCAAACCAAGAGCTTTCTCTTGATTTTGTGTAACAAGAATCACCCTAAGGTTTCTTCTATTAGGGAAAGTTTTAACATCATTACGAAAAGCAATAGCTCTAATAGCATGTGGTGTAAGAAGCTCAGGCTTACTTTCAGACATTGCTGTAGTGGATGTATAAAGCCACCTAAGAGGTTTCTTTTTAGTAATAGGTTCACTTGCAGATATATCTGTTTCAAGATCTCTTGTAGCAACATCTCCAGACTTAAGCTCAATCTCAGTTTGTTCAGCTTCTACATCTTCAGCAAACTTCTGTAACTTTTCTTGTTCAGTTTCCACTCTCTCATAACCATCAAGTTTAGAAGGATAGATGTTATAAATATCACCATTAAGATCTTCAACCTTTAGTGTACCATCTTCATTCACTTCAAGAACCTTAACCTTCTGAAGATTGCCAAATTGCTCATTAATATCGTCAGCCTCTTCATCAGCCTTTTCCTTAGAGCCATGGAATGTTATAGATCCATCAGGAGCTGTAACTTGCCATCTATCATCAGCAAGTTTATCCACTCTAGCTTTCTTACTAGCAGGAATTGTATATTCTTTATCAGCAACTACAGCTTCTGTCTCACCCACTTTATTTTTAAATTGTGGTGTGGCAGCAGGAAGAAGTAATTGTTTTGGTTTTTCTTCAGGAGGAACTTCAGAGCCCATTTGTTCTGCTGAATCAAAAAACTTTTTAAATCCAGCCTCATCAGAAAGAAGATCAAATAATTCAGATGATCTTTCTTTTCTATATTTTAATCTTTCAATATCATATCCATAGTCATTAAGTTCTGAAGAAAACTCAGGTCTAACAACTCTTTCTTTAGTTCCATCCTGATTGTTCAATTCAAAATTTAACAAGTAGTCAAATGACTTTAAATCCATTCCATTAGTAAGTCCTAATTGAATTCTTTCAGAAGCTGTGCGAAGAGATTTAACTTGTTGCCTAATGTTCTTTTTATCTTCTGTAGAAGTGGCTTCTGTAATTGTACTATTTAATTGATTAGCTTGTTCTTCATAAGTTTTACTAAGTTCTTTTAAAGACTCAGTGTTACTTAGTTTTGAAAGAAGATCATTTGTAACCTCTGGATGAATTTCAGAAACACTCTGTTGTATAGAATTAAGTCTGCTATTTGTATCTGGAGCAACAGAAGCTAAATGAGTTAATTCAGTTTTCCAATTTTCAAATATATTGTAATTATTATTCTCTATTGATTCTTCAGCAGACTTAGGATCTAGAGTTGATTTAAATGGATTTTTAAATGTATTACTTATAGAATCATAAGTCTTCTTAATATCATCAGCTTGATCTATAAGAGAGTCTACGTAATCATTTACAGTTTTCTTATTAGAAGAATTAAAATCCATTCCAAAAGACTTTTCAAATTCGTCTTTATCAAGATCTTTAAGCAAATTTAATTGTTCACGTGTAACATCATGCATTCCTGAAGGAATACGTGATTGTACAAAATTGAAGAACATATCATGCTTAAGATTTTTATATTGGTAAATGTTTCCATTTTTTACAGCTTCTTGCATATCCTTAGCAATACCAGCAGCATCTAATGTACCTCCGTAGTTATCACTTAATATACCTGTAAGTCCATATTTATTAAGTATGTTAATTGAACTTTGTAGTCTAGCATCAGCTCCTTGACCCTTTATAGAATCAATCTTACCCATAATGCCACCACTGATAAGCGCACTCACTGCACCAACTATCATATTCTCCAATCCTTCAGAAGTACCAAACTGGTCTTTTAATCCTTTAGTTGTAGAATTAACTATTTCATTAACTGAGTTCCAGTTATCTTTATTTTTTGGATCATTTAGATTCCTATACTTCCTTGTATAATAATCATATGTACCTCTTTCAGCAGCATACTGTCCACCTTCTTCATATACACCTTCTGTAAATACGTTAGCAGCTTTTGGTCTAACAGATTCCCAAACTCTGCCAGCTAGTGATTCAGCAGTCTTCTTTTCAAATACATCTTTAGATCCTTCTTTAAGACCAATCTTACCAACCTCTTCAAGATCTTTAGCAACTTGACCTGTGAGCCCTTTACTTGCAGATGAGAATGATTTAAATAAGTTACCAAACTGAATAGCATTAGATGCTGTAAGTAATGCCATGTTAATACCAAATCTGGTATTCATTGCATCTGTTGCATAATTTTCTATTTGTTTAGCAGCTTCTCCTGTCTTCCGATCTCCATAGTTATCAATCTTATATTGCCTAGTAAGTTCTTCCCTCACTTGTCTATAACCATCTCTAGCTTCAATAGCAGCTTCAGTTCTTGCAGATCCATATATGTTCATTCCATATCTAAATCCATCAGAGACTTTTGTAGCAGCAGCTAATTGACCAAGCTTTTTATAGTTTAAAATTTGCTGTCCTGTTTTACCAACAGTGGCAGCTAATTCAAGAGTTTTCTCTACATCATTGGTTCCTGTAAATAACTTATTGAGCCATAGAGCTGCCTTGCCCACTTGAGCAGCAACTCCTGGAATTTCACCAATACCACCTGTTACAGCAGCTATGCCCATATCTTGTACAACAGCACCACCAATAGCACCAGCTGTAAAACCTAAATTCTTAATAATCTTATCTCCCCAGAAGTTAGCAGATCCTGGAGCAAATGGAAGAAGTCCTAAATATGGATGTTCTTTTTCTTTCCTTGTATAGTAGTTAGGAAAGTAATCTTCCATGTTCTTCATCCATGTATCTATAGAAGATTCATACCCATCAACTCCTCCAGATAGATCAGAAAGTTTACCATTTTTAAAAGCACCAATTGTATTAGGAATGGTGGCAAAACTTTGTAGGAATGTTCCTACACCTGTACCAGCCATTTTAACAACACCGTTAGCAAGTTGGTCTGCCCAAGATTGTTGTAGTCCATAGATGTTTTCAAGATCAACATCTCTTTTATATAAATCGTATCTTTTATTTGCAATTAATTCACTTTGTGGAATAGCATGTACAGGAGAACTAAATGAAGATTGATTAGTAGGTACATTTGTAAACTGAGAAAGTTGATCAATTGATAATCCACTTTTTGCAGAATCTCCTGAACCAAATGTTTCAAATCCACCCATACTTCTATTAATCTCTCTGCTTGCAGGAGATCCTAAATAAGGTTTAGGTTGAATCACTTCACCTTCACTATTTCTTTGTATAGGCTCGTTATCAGAAATTGCCATTATTAATTTTGTTTTAATACGTCACTAACAGTGTTGGTTCCTATATTTTGAATAATGGCTTGTACACCATCTTCAGTTACAAATCCTTGTTGATTAAGAATAGCTGTTTTCCAAACACCTTTATCATTTACATACATTCTAACTTGGTAGCCATCACTGTCTCCACCATTGTTACTTGAATCTCCTTCAATATCAAGTCTTACTAATGGAGCAAGAGCTGTATTTTTAAGCGCAGGAATTTTATATCCACTATAATAAGCATTAACTGCTCCAGCAGCACTTCCTCTTGTTCCTAATACATTTGTTGTATGACTATCAGAAGATCTTATTAATCCTACAGCTTCATCTAATCCATGACTCATAGCATAATTAGGAAACGCTGAATGAAATTCAGTGGCTGTCATAGGGATCACTTGTGTTTCTGATCCTTTCTGAACAATTAAATTAGCAGTGCCATCATAGTTCTTTTCTATAGTGTACCCAAGCCCACTTTTTCCTTTCCCTGTACGCCAATCAGTTATTGTATTTGGATTAAAGTCTCCTCTATTTTTTGTATCAAGTGCGCCAAGTTCGTTATATTGATTAATCTTAAGATCAATAATTTGTTTCACTCTACTCTCATCTAACTTATTGTTCTCAACATCAAGAGCACCAACTTTTATTTGTCTTTCAGGTGATAATCTAGCTATCTCATCAGATTGAAATTTTGATTTGGCATCAAGAGTTTGTGATAGGGCACTTGAGTATTTTTGTGTTATTTGTTTTCCTCTATTAACTATAGTGCTTTCAGTAGTTGTTAATGGTTGTCCTAAATAACTTTTTGCATAAGCTTGTGCAATAGGAGCAAATTTGGTATTCTTATATTTATTTATTAGTCCCTGAGCATCAAATGTACTTGCTCCTGAAGCATACGCTGAGCCACCTTGTCCTCCAGCTGTTTTATAAAACTTCTCAACGTCTTTACTAACTTCAAACAATTCAGGTGCACTATATAAAGATTTACCATTGGAAAAGTTAACTCCTTGTTCAGAAGCAAGAGTTGCTGCAAATTGAGCATCAAACTTATTTGATCTTTCAATAATTCCAGTAAGAAGATTATTTTTTTGAGCAATCTGTAAATCAAACTGTCTTCTTCTTTCTAGGAATTTTAAGTCTTCATTATCTCTTATAGAAGTGGGGTCTCGATTATATTGATCAACTAAATCATTAATATGTTTTTGTTTGGCAGAACCAACTAAACCTGAAAGAGATGAATTTGAATATTCAGCATCTAATTGCTTTCTTGCATCTTGTTTTGATTGTAAATCACCTTGCAGTCCTGCTAATGTAGGTGTATTAACACTTGTAGGTAAAGATTTATCAGTAACAATTGGTTGACCACCAGCTGCTTTTAATGCATCTTGAGATACACCATATTGCCATTTCATCATTTCAAATGACTTGGTAGTTTCAAAGTTACGTTGCTCTCTAGCAGCATTATCATATTTGAACTGAAGATCTTTTCTTTGCATATCCATCTGAGCATAAGGATTATTCTTATACTCATATTTGTAACTTTGATATGAAAGGTCTTTAGCTAATCCATTTACAAAACTATCTTTATAAACTTTATATTTAAAATCTTTGATATCTCTAACACTATCAATTTCTGCAATATCAGTATTCATCTTTTTGTCAAGATCGCCATTCTTTAGTACATTGTTTACATCATTGAGTCTAGCTTCAAGTTTAGCTTTATCAGCAGCAGAAAGCTTTTTATTTGTTTTAAGTTCAACAGATATATTAGCTGTTTCATCAGTTAATATCTTTTTGTTAGACTCATAGTTATTCATGATCTCTTTCTTAAAGGTGTCTTTTGTAGCACCTCTAAGTTCATAGTTTGCTGTAATCATGAGCTGCCTCTTATCATTCTCATCAAGTCCATCGTTGAACATTTTGAGAAGTTTATCAGCAGATTTACCTTTAGTTGTTACAGCAAGAATGGCATCATCAATAATAGGTTTACCATCTTTACCAATAATAACTTGCTGATTAGCATCCCTTTTAAAAGGATTCTCTGTAAGATTTTCAGTTTCTTTAATCTTTTCAGAAAGATCTATAAGTTTCTTTCTAACATCTGTATATTCTATGAAATCTCCACTAAACTGAGTATTTAAATTCTTGTCTTTCAACCAGCCGTTAATATCGTCATTGAACCAAGCTTCATTCTCTGGAGAAGACTTACCTGATTTTCTAGCAGATTCCATCTCAGATTGTCCTTTTCTAATACGTTGTGTAGAACTTACAGCATTCTGTATAGTGGGATCTTTAATGATTTGTTTGGTCATTCCTCCTACAGAGTTAACCAATTGGAAATTAGAGAAGTCACCAGCAGCTACAGTTTTAAGTCTGCTGCCTAGTTCATTAAGCTTTGATTGTAAATATTGCTTATGTTCAGGTTTATAAACATCCAATCCAGCGATATTATCTATCTGTGACTGAATTTTCTGTACTCCCTCCTCATATTTTTGTTGCTTATACATACCCACTTGAGCCATTGCCTCTAGGGGCAATTGCTGCACGTATGGGCTGGATTGCATTATCTGGTCTGTATAGCTTGCCAATTTTAATCGTTTTTATATTTAAAAATATATCCTCCTGCAGATTTAGAAAGTCCAGCCAAATTATTAGAAATGGCTGATCTTTTTATTCCAGTGAGGGCAGAAGCTTCTGTTGAAAAATTACATGTATGTAAAATTTCACCATCTTTTTTAGATATATCTATTTGTTTAATATGTCCAAACTTAGTAGATATTATTTTCAATTTAACATCCTTAGATCGAGGTTTACCTTTTATAGATTCAGCTGCAATTTTTTGTATCTCTCTGATTCTCAATCTATTATCTTCTTGATTACTTCTTTCTTTGATTTTTAAAATAGATTCAGGAGTATGTTTAAATTTAGAATTAGTTCCTCCAGGTCGAATGTTATATCCTATTTTTGGGTTTCTTGAATCAAATAACTTAATGTAAAAGTCTTCCCAAAAATTTAATTCTTTTATAGAAGCTATATCACTTATGAGAATGCTTCTGCTAAAGTTTCTTTTTCCATACTTTTTTATAGCTCTCAGCATTGCTTTACCACTTCCTATATAAGAACTTTTATCAATACTTGTTTGACCAATGTAAATTTTTCTGTTTATTTGGTTAACTGTCAGATAAATTATTCCTGTGTATGAAGCCATGATTGATTAAGTTAGCAAATGTAATTTAAAATATTATAAGTACCAAGAGAACCTAACTAAACTTAGTAACTTGGTATAACTGAATGAGTTAGAGTTTTTTATACTCTTTTACAATTCCACCGTTTTTCACTTTGGTAGATTTAGATTTACCTGATTTCTTTTCTAGATAGTCAGAATATAATTTTACAAATTCAGGATCAGCTCCTGCAGCTTCAGGAATACTAAAGTTTGCAATTCCTGTATTGTAAATTCTGCCCTTAGGACCAAATGTATAATCAGGATACATATTAGCCTGTACGTTAGCTGCAAGTTCTTCACCTCTAGCTCTTGCATATTTATCACCCATAGACCTTAGATATTCATAGTCTTGTGCTTTTGTAAGAGATTTAGCCCTAGCTTGTTTTTCAGCTTGTTGATCATATATTGCTAGATTCTTAAGAGCAGCATCGTTTAATGTAGCTCTGTTCCTATTATAAGCTCCCATTTGAAGCTCTTGGTTAGCTCTAGCTTGTTGTCCTAATACACCAGCATTAGCAGCATACTTCTGACCAGCTAATGTAGCAAGAGCAGATGGGTTACTACCAAGTTGTCTTTGCATAGCATTAAAGTCAGCCTGGTTAGCATTTAATTGATCTTGATAAGAAACACTATATGGAGTTTCTAAATAAGGCTGATAACCTTGTGCCTTTACGCCTTCTAATTGATTATGAGATAGTCCATACATTTCTCCTGCTAATTGTCTAGGATCTAAAGGATTCTTAATCAATGGTTTAAAATATGGAGAGAACATATTATACAAATCTGCAAGTTTTGTTTTATCCTTAACAGGAGCAGTTTGATTAAGTGGAGCTATGTCTGGAACTTTTGCAGTGATGTTTGGAGGAGTGGGTGTTGTCTTTTTTGACATTCCTGGTCCTTGCACTCTTTGAGCATTTCTTATTGCAGCCATATACCTTTCAGTTCTTGGACCAAATATAGCATCTTCATTACTTGCTAAATCTGCTTTTGTAAGGCTTTTAGATTTACCAAGATTTGTTACACCATATTTTTCTTCACCAATAATTGATTTAGCTAAGTCTGGATATTTTGCATGGAAAGCTTTTTGAAAATCAGATACAGCTTTACCTCTACCCTGAGCTTTTGCTTTAGCATATAAATCTTTTAAATCAGTATCAGTAGCATTAGCTAGATTCGTAATTTCTCTTGGTTCACTTGTATAAGCTTTGTATGTAGACTTAGTTGCTGGTGGAGTTTTTTGATATTGTGGTATTGCTTGACCAGGACCATACATATATTGTGCAGGTGGTTGAGCAGCTTCTCCATATAAATTAAATCCAAATTGTGCTGTTTCCATTTTAGCACCAAAATTAGCCATATTATCTTTTAATTTACCTTGTTTCAAATCCTTTAAGAACTTAGGAGTGTCATCATATCCATGATCTTTTGCAGCAGAATGATACGCTTCTTGATAAGCCATTAAGTCATTCTGTATACTATGAAGATCTTTATATTGCATTCCTATTCCTTCTAGACCAACTCTTGCAGTTGAATCTTTTAATCTATCACCACTATCAATTAAGTTTAAGAATTTATTTTCTTTCTTGTTTAGGTTTCCTGTTAGCTTTGCTACATTATTACCAAGATGTTTAAATTTCATATTCTTGATATCCTTACCCTTGGTTACTTTTTTTAATGTGCTTTCATTTACATCTTGTCCTATAAAGTTTCCAAGGTCACCTGTATTCATATCTCCAAGAATAAGAAAATCTTGTTCAGGTTGTCCTGTTTGAGGATCTATAGACGCACCATCGTCTGCTTTATATAAAGCTGTTTCACCACCTTCAACTTCTACAACATTATTACCACGTTGAACATTGAATCCTCCATTATCATGAGAAGGTCCTCTGGTTATTCCAATGTTACCATTAGCTCCAGATGCAGCTGTTACAGGATTATATCCTTGAACTTCTAGTTCTCCTCTACCATCCACTTGTACATCACCACCCATATCATATCGATGAGGTCTTTCTGTAGACATAGCTCTTGCACTAGCAGGAGTGTAAGGAACCTGTCCTACATTACCACCAGCTCTTAGTGTATCCATTGTTGGATCAGGAGCAAATAAATCATTTACATCATAATCACCAAACTTTGTTATCACCTGTGGTTGCCAATCATGACTAAGATATTTTAAACCAACTTCACCACCATCTTGGAATATTCCATGATTTTGATTCTGGAAATTGAATATGTCTTGTGTACCACCAAGACTGGCAATTTTATTTTGAGCTTGTTGCATTCTCTTCTCTTCTGCTGCACCAAATAATCCACCAAGAGCACCACCTGCAAAACTTCCTATTGCTCCACCCAATGGACCACCAATAGCGGTTCCTGCAAGTTGACCAACACCACTTAACATTGTACTAGTACCAGATGTGTGACCACCTCCACCACCAACAAAGCTTCCAAATCCACCACCTAGTGTACCAGAATTTTGTGAACCAAATTTTGTTAAATCACTCTGCCAGTTTGGAAACATTCCACCAGTTTGATATTGCTTAACACTATCTTGTAATGGTTCATATCCAAGATCAGAATATATTGTATCTTCATTAGTGTACATATTTTGTATCTCTGTTGGGTTACCACCTATCTCCATACCATCTTGAGCAGAAGCAAGAACATCATATCCTGTTCCATAAGAACGAGATAGTTGATTTGGATCAAATGGTCTATCCCAAGGAAAGTCGTATTTGTTTTTTATTCTTTCATCTTTTCTAGATTGACCAACAAGATCAGCAATCTTTCCCCACTGCCTAGTACGTAGATAGTTATTTCTATCTTCTTTCATTTGCATTCCACCCTGTATAACATTCTTAACACCTCCCCAAACATTATCAGGAGATTCTGTAGAAAACATTCCTTTAAGATTACTAAGACCATTAGATTTATTACCAACAGCACCTAATCCTTTTGCTCCATAGTCTTGCATTCCTAATGCTTGTGTATCATCCATACTAACCATTCCTCTAGGAGAAATCACCTGTCCTGTAATAGGATCAATGTTTATCCCATCATAAGCTTGTGGAATATCACCTCCATATTCTCTTATTGGATACTGTCCACTTCTCATTCCATTTTGTGTAGACCAACCAGTTGGTGCAGGTCTTCCTCCTATTTGTCTAGGAACAGGACCATAGTTACTTATTTGCTTAGGTGGGGGTGCTCCTATTTGATTAGGGTTGTATGGATATAGTTCTTCTGTACCTTTAAGTAACATTCTTCCTACTCCACCCAACGCTCCCATTGCAGCAAGTTTAAGTGCAGCTTTAGGATCTTGATCAAGAACAACTCTAGCACCTAAATTACGAAGTCCTGAGAAAGGAGCATCTAATGCTTTAATCCAATTTGGATCAGACTCTTCTGCAAAGAAGTATGGGTCATCAGCAATATATTGTTCTGCTGCAGAAAGTTTAGGTTTAACAGGTTGTGCAGCAGCAGAGGCAGTTTTTTTAGCAGCCTCTGTTTTCTTAGCAGTTTCTGTTTTAGGAGCTACAGATTTTCCTTTAAGATGAGAAAGCAATTGCATATTTTGCTCAGCTGTACCCTTATAATCTTTTATACCATATTGTTGAGCAAGACCTTTTCTTGTATTAAAATCAGACTTTAATCCTTTACTACTCATAAAGTCAACAACACTATAATTATTACTAGCAGGTTTCTTAGCTGCTGCAGAAGACTTGGGTGCATTTATAGGAGAAGTTTTCATTTGATTCTGTGCTACATTCCTAGCATCAACTTCTGCTAAATAAACAGCTTCAGCATCATCTGTACCTTCGTATTGTGCATATGGATCTTGATTCCATTCTGCATGCCAGCCAGATTGAGCTTGTGGAGGGTTAGAGAAATCTGTAAGTTGTGTTAATTGCTTATTAACCATAGCAGCACCCATAGCAGCTTTTTTAAATGCACCACCATGTTTAGCCATAAATACTTCCTCTGTAGGATATTTACGGTAGAACTCATTAATGTTCTTTACCTTAGCTATTTTAAGGATTTGATTTTTATTCATTATTACTTATTATAAGTTTACAAAAATATATTAAATTATTCATCAACATGTCACTTTTCATCATATTTACTCTATTACAAACAAATTGAACATTTCCTATAGTATATCCTTTAGATGGGTCAATTTTATCTATGCTTGCATTTATATCTAATTTACCCTCTAATATACTATGACTCATTTTAATTTTACTAATTGCACATTTTCCTTCTTGAATATTCCAAAGTTCTTTTAGATAGTCTAATGTCAAGTTAAAAGAAATGTTTTTAGTCTTTGCTCTATTCCTTGCTCCAAAAAATCTATCTTTTAAATAATATTCTAGATCGTCTTTTTTAACTAATCTATCACATCTTTTAGGATCTTTTTTTAAACATATTTTACATCTATGTTGAAATCCTGTTTCTGAATCAGTCCTTTTATAAAAATTTTTAGATGTTAAAGGAAGTGTAAGATTACAGCCTGAACATGTCCACAAATTATTATTTATATATTGTTGCTTTTTTAAAGCATTTATATTCTTAACTTTAGTAGCACAAGACTTACATTTATTAAAATAACCATCTTTAACACTTGGATTTTTCCAAAAGTTATCAATAGATAATTCTTCTTTACAAAGTTTACAAATTTTAGTTTTCATACTTATCTAACCAACCACCATTTTTCTTGATTGGGTATTCTGTAACCTTCTTACCTTTGAATTTATAATCTTCTCCAGGATACATCATCTTTGTATCTCCTTCATCTGACACTCCTAAAACAGGATAAGGAACACCTTTCATTGTTATTTGGTTTGAGCCTATTTCTGTTATCTCTCCAGGATGTGCCCATTGTCCTCTATCATCTTTTATTACAGAACCATCTCTACTAATATTCCTAGGTTTCCAATCTAATCCATTCTGATAGAAAGACATTTCAGCCCCATTCTGTGCACTAGCTTTTGTCTTCTTGGTATACTTACCATTAGCAGGAGCAGCTCCCTGTGTACGTGCGTATGTGAATCCTACAGAACCAGGAACATTACCACCCATTGCTTTCTTTGGGGGATTATCTCCTCCATATAAAGATTCTATATAATTTACTACCTCTGGATTTTGTCTAAGAACATTATCTCTAATGTCAATAACCTGTCTTCCATATAAAGGGTTCTTCTTCATATTTATTCCTGTATCAGGAACAGGTACACCATAAATCTTTTTCATTTTAAATTTATGATAGCTCTGTTCTGTTTCTGGTTTTATCATTCCTAATCCATTATACACCTGTAAGCGTAATTCAGGATCAGTAATATTGAGCTGATCAGCTCTCTTCATTTTATTAAGATAGGCATTTAGAAATACATTTTCTGTATCTCCTGCACTAACATTATCGTTTATATGTCCTATGTTAGAGTCTGTTTTACCCCATCCTGATTCTTGAAAACCAATAGCAGCTAAGTTCCAAGCATCTTCTTTGCTAAGTCCGTATTTCTTTGCATCCTCTAATGCTTCTCTTATTAAAGAGGTTTCATATTTTCCAGATACAAGATCTACATTAGGGTTGATGGCTTCTCCTGTAGTCTTTCTTATTTTTCTAGGATCTTTTATATTAAGTGTTTCTGGAAGAATATATGGTTTACTTTTTACTTCAGGTTTATCAGAAGATGAAAATAAATTAGATAATTTACTTGCTGCCTTTATACCTAAATTAGTAAGAGGAAGAGATGCTGGTAATAGCTCTCCAAACTGAGCTTTCATCATTCCACCATCTTCAAACTGTCCACCCCATGCAGGAGAATAGTTTCTACCCTTTGTGTTATTACCCATTCCTACAAATCCTGGACCCATAGATACAGAACTATCATTGTAGTTCTCTTGATACTCTTGCATTGTTCCACCATCTTTGTATTTAGACAACCATCCTTCTTCAGCTTGAGGAATATAACTTGCAGGATAGACATTACCACCAAGTTGCATGTTCTTAATATTCTTACCACATACATGACATACATATTCGTCCTTCTTACTAGAATCTGATTTATCCCATGAATGTCCACATGTGCATGTAATCTTGTTAGCCATTGTCTATACGCATTTTATTTTTTAGACCAAGTTCAACTGCTTTATCTATAGTAAATTTATATGTGTTAATTCCCATCCAAAATGTTTTATACTTTATACCAAGAGTTTCACATAGCTCTTTTGCAATATAAACTTTTCCATTATATTCTATTTTTACATTAGATCTTCTATTTCTAGCTTGTTCTTTTGAAGTTGCCCATCTACAGTTTGAAGGTTCATATATACCATTATTATTAATTCTATCTATAGAAAGACCCTTTTTATAGAACAATTCATTATCTTCAATAAAAAACTTGACATTATTCTTCCATCTATCACACATCACTATTCCTCTTCCTCCATATATTGGATACTTTTCTGATTTAGGATTATAGCATCTTTGAGTCATGTTATACCAAATTGAATATAAAGGATGTTTCCAAACACTCATATTTTATATTATTTATAACTAATTTGGGCTGGCGAATAGAGGAATTGGCTGACTAAGTGCACATCACTTTTTGAGTCAAGGATGTGTCTTATTTTAAGATCTTTTCCCCTAAGTGGTTCTTTTTTAAAACTACGTTTAGAATAGTCCATATTGATCTGGTTGACTATTTTGTCAATAGACATTGATTCACAGCTCTTTGTAAACAAAGGTATGGATTTATCTTTAACCAATGACCAAAATG